GATCAACTGAGATTTGGTCATGTCCCGAACCTGCTTGTCGTTGGCAATGTCCTCCATCTCCTTAGAGGTGGAGAGCATACCCAAAGAGTCTAGCACAAAAAGCATGGGCACACGCTCATCTTTAGGTTCTTTCATGTATTTGTCTAGGATGCGACAAGCCTGAGTTCTGAACTCCTCAATGGTAGCAACAGGCATCATGATCATTCGCTTACTATCGATGCCACGCTCCTCAATCATCTCACGAGAGATGGCAGATTCGCTTTCAAAATAAATGCATCCGCCAGTAGGATTATCTCTAAGGAAATTACGAACGACAGACAGAGCAAAGAAAGTCTTTCCCGTGCTCGATTCTCCTGCCAAGGCAGTAACTTTGTTGGAAGGAAGACCTCCATACAACGAACCACTAACGAGGGCATTAAAAATATAAGACCCAGTATCAACATAAGATGTAATGTCGCCAGCAGCAACCCCGTCAGAAACGATGCTAGCAAATTCATTGCCGCTCTCTTTGATTACACTATCTAGGAATCCCATTGATCTACTTTCTCCTCATAAAAATGTACATATTGATAAGACTGACCCATGAGTTTTGCGAACGCACGAGCAGTGTTGTAGTCCTCAAAGCACTTAATGTCCTCTGGTCCTACTTGACCAACAACATGGTTGGTCCAAGTCACTACAAAGATTTTCTTACTCACTCAAAGAAACTCCCAATCGTAATGGTCTTTTCGTGTTGCCACCCAATACATTGTAGCACGTTTTTGAGCGGTTCAAGAAAAGATTTTTCAAACTGTGTCTGATAATCCACATACTTCTCAAGACCAAACTCCTTGGGCAACTCACCGAAGAAACTGATACAGTTCTCCAGAATAGGATTAGGTGTCTTGAGATACATGAACTTGATCTTCTCACCCTCCTGAATGAGAGGATGCTTGTTTTCTACCTTGTGCTTTTTGACATAGTGGTTATAGAGCAACGCTCCCCGCACATGGATGGGAGTTCCTTTCTGGTAGATTTCAGTTGGGTGACGATACTTAGCAAGGTTGTTAACTCCTCTGGGGAATGCCACTTCTTCATAAGGGCGCAATCGTGTTTCTGCTCGCACGACATTGATAAAATCGATAAGTTCATCATTTGTCTTGCCGATAATGATCTTAAATGCTGCATACAATTTGTCCCTAAAATACGCTGGAGTGGAAGAACGGGCAGTCTCCAAACCCATGATCTTCATCTTTGGTTCTTTATATCTAACACCTTCGCTGTCCCACACGTTGAGAATGTAACGCTTCTTCGCAGTCCAGATACCACGATCAGCGATGTTCTCACGCTTCATGCTCATTTTTTGTTCATATGCCGAAACGTAATCCGCAAGTTCCTGATAACTGGATTCGATGAATGGTTCCAACTTCTCTTGACAGATCTTATCAAGAATGGAAACAATTGCTGCTTTGTCGCCAGACTTATTACTAAAAAATTTAGAAACAAGAGGTCCAAGATTAAGATAGATTGAGTCGGTATCGCTAGCGATGACATAATCTACATCCTCGGTTTGCAAAAGTTTATTTAGATATCCATTCATCTTGTTCTCAATCCAACGGATTGAGACCTGACCAGACAAGGTGATGGCTTCAGCATTAGCGAGACGGTAATAACGAAAGTGTTCATTGCCGATTGCACCATAAGCAGAGTTCAAAGAGATCTTCTTTGCCATCTGAATGTTATTACAACGGGCGATCTCTTTCATGAGTTCAACAGTAGGAGTTTTCTCATACTCTTTCTTGGCAGCAATCATCTTCTTCTTAAAGATGACACGACTGTCATACATTTTCTTCATCATCTGAGGAAGAAAACCATGAACATCCTTACGATACTGTGCGCCATTAGCACAAACCGCATACTCGCCACCAATCTCTACTTGCTTCTCAAGTATCTTATCAACGGTTGCTGATGAATGTCTGGTATCTTGGAGTGTCTCTGGTGAGATATTGTACTGCATAATAAGGTGAGGATACAGAGAGTTGAGGTCAAAAGACACAACCCAATCATAGAATCCAGGAATTGGTTCTTTGACATATGCACCCGCATACTTCTCAGTCTTAGTAGCACTCTCCTTCTTAGGAGGGATAGCGATCTTACGTTTTAGAAGATCGCAGTAAATATAGTTATCCCACATGCGAACCTGACTAAACACATCTTCATAATTCACCTTAGCATCGTATGCCATAGTGTATGCCAGTTCAATCAATTTCATCTTGTCATCCAGTTTATCCACCAGGCGAACGTCATGGATGTTGTACTCAATAAACTTCTGCCAGTCGTTCTCATAGAACTCTTTGAACGTGTCGAACTCAGAGTGATCAAGTTTCTTCTCACCTAGTTCGACAGAGCAGATGTGATCGAGACGATAACTTTCTTGGTTTGTATAAGTAAATTTCTTATACAATTCAAGATAGTCAAGCGTAGAGATACCAAGCATGTCGATAGAAAAGTTCTTCCGACCTTTGATAAAAATCTCACGCTGCGATACTAATTTCCATGGAGACAATAGTTTGACATACTTCTCCCCCAGAATACGATCAACACGGTTATGAATATACGGCATGTCAAACAACTGTACGTTCCAACCAGTGATCACATCAGGATAATTTGCCTGCCAATAATCCAAGAAGGCACCCAACATGCTTTCTTCTGATCGGAAATGCATGTAATCCACCATGGCATCCTGGTTATTGAATGCTCTCGCTCCGAACACTGTAATGCGACCAGAGAAGCTGTCTTTGATACTAATGGCAAGAATCTCCTGATCGGCAGTTTCAATATCAGGAAATCCATTCTCCGCTGCAGTCTCAATGTCAATGGTAAACACACGGATCTTGCTACTGTCAAACTTGAGTTCTTCCTCAGGATGTTGCTCAGCGATGTACTGATACAAGAATCGTGAGTTTCCATAAATCTCAAAGTTATCAACTTCCTTGTACTGTTTTACAAAGTCTCGTGCCTCAATAATAGAACCAAACTTATGAGGTTCTACACAATTACCCTCAAGTGTGCGCCACTCAGAATAATTCTTTGTAGGCAAATACAGCGTCGGGTTGAAAGGAACCCTGACGCTGTAGCGATTGCCATTTTCATAACCACGCACAAGCAGACGATTGCCTGCTTGCTCCACATTAGTATAAAACTTCATTCAATAGATGGCAGGGATGCAATGTAACGAGCAAGGAGTTCCTTGCTAGGGTTCACGAGAGTGGTGATGTCAGTGGACCTGACCACAATCTCACGATCATCAGACCAATGAGGCCACGGATCAATTCCACCATCACAGTCTACCACATAGGGGTCGCGTAGAATACAGTCAGGGTCACCTGGCAAAGTGTCCCCCTCAATTTCTTCTACTTGAGCGACGATCCACTCATTCGCCAGCTTCAGCAGGTTCGCTGTTATCTCCATCATCACCCTCCTCTGGGAAGAAAATTTGTTCGTTTGTCAATCCAAGTTGATTCAATCTTTCAACAAAATTATTGAGAATATTGTTATCTGGATAAACTACACTAATAATATGTTCACCACTCAAACGATGTTCTTCGATAGGAGAATATGGACACCACCTCTCGTACTTAATAGGGATAGTTCCATCTTCATTTATATCACCCAATGATAGAGTATAAGGATAAATCATACGATATCCTAGAATTTTTGCATTATCTTCTTCTGATCTTACCTCACCAAAAACACAAAGAACATTGTCTCCCGTTGCAAGATTTACAATGCGAATGTTATGATTTGTTTTTAGTTGGGGTTTTGGTGTTTCTGCCATGATATTTTCAATTACATAGAACAATTGTAGCATTAGAAAAGGGGACCGTCAAGTCCCCTTCAATTCTATTTAGAACCATTTCCTTCGCTTCTGTTTGTCTGGCAAATGTTTGATTAGAGTGATGGTTAGAAGTCCGTCCACAAACTTAACATCTTCAACTTCTACATCATCTGCCATTTGCCAGTTGCGTGAAAAGGTTCTGTATGAGATACCTTTATGAGAATACTTTCTCTCTTTATCTGGTGGTGCTTTGCGAGCAGAAACCGTCAGAACATTTCGTTCAGTCTCGACTTCAATATCTTCGCTTGCAAATCCAGCCAAAGCGACTTCAAGTAAGGTTCTGCCATCACTTCCATCGACCACATTGTAAGGTGGGTAATTTGATCCACCTCCTGCAAGAGCCTCAAGTCTGCTGAATGTTTCATCGAATCCAATTGAGTAAGGGGTATAGTGTTCCCAAGTTATGTTAGTCATTGTCCTTAAATAAGCGACGTTTACATGTGACCCGTTAGGCATCACACTAGTAGTTATAACCGTACAACAAAAAATGGGGGTGATGAAACCCCCCATCGTTATTACGGTTTACTCAACCGCTGTCTTCTTACGACCAATATTGTACTTAGATTCTAGTGTCCAATCATTTTTCTCTTTGAATGAAAGTACTTTTATTTGATTCAAAGGAGCTAAGTCTTCAATACTATCTGGATTTGCAACAGTAATTAATCCCCAATCCGACAAAAGTTTTACAATTCTATTTCTACGTTGAATATCATTCAACGATAAGTTAGTAGTTTTTCCATCAAGAGCAAACAACTCTTTGAAATGAACAATATAATACTTGCCTTGCTTATGTAAAATATGACAAGACTGGTAAATTTTTCTTTCTTTACGAGAAGCAACACCAATTCTAGTCAGTGTTTCTCTAACTTTCAAGAAATCGTCTGGTTCTCCTAGGAAAACTTCAACCATATCAGTTGATTTCCATTGGAATATAGATTCTTCACTCATTTTCTTCCACCTTTATTCAATGCCTTTGTAATATAATCTAGCTGATCCTTTGTAAGAATCCTGAGTGCTTGGAGAGCTTTATCGTCATTATAACCATAATACTCTTTGACTGCTTCAAGATAATCAATAGAATCTTTTCTTGCCCAAGGAGAGAAACGCTTCCTCGGTTTCACACTATTTAGTAAAAAATCGTATTGAAGTTTCTTTGGGAGATGAGGATTTTTATTCATCTCATTGACATAAAGGATAGTGTCAGTGAAAGAACTGAGACACCTGTTAATAATATAAGGAGGATACCCTCGCTCAGCATCAGCATCATCATCGAGAATATTCTTTTTAGATTGGTTGATCGAGTACAGGTAGTCTTTGAGTTGGTACGTCATTCCAGTGTCTAATCACTCCACTAATAATAAAAAGGTTGGTAACCAAGTAAGAAATAAAAATAAGGGTGCGTATGCCAGCAATAATATCTGCTTCTCTATCTGTTCGTC